ACCGACATGACCGAGGCCGAGATCGACCAGCGCCTCAAAGAGAAGCTGGCCAAGTTCATGGATGTCTCAGACGCCGACGTGACGGACATCACAGAGATCACCGACGCCCAAACAACCACCATCCCCGATGACGCAGAACCCGCCACTGACGCCTGAGCAAGCCGCTGCGCTGTTCAAGAACCTCGGCAAGCTGACAGCGGCCGAGAAGTTAGAGGCGTTGGAGCTTTTGGACAAGGCGCAGGAGCACAAGCAGAAACACTTGGCCCGAACCGACATGATCGAGTTTGCCAAGAGCGTGTATCCGGGCTTCAAGATCGGGCCGCACCACAGGAAGCTGGCCAAAATCTTCTCGGAAGTGATCGCCGGGACCAAAAAGCGGGTCATCATCAACATTGCGCCGCGTATGGGTAAGTCTGAGTTCAGCTCGTACCTGTTCCCGGCGTTTTTCTTGGGCAACTTCCCCCAGAAGAAGATCATCATGGGCACGCACACGGCCGGTTTGTCGGAAGACTTCGGCCGACGCGTGCGAAATTTGCTGGCCGACGAGGATTACCATGGGCTTTTCCCCCAAACGCTGGTGGCAGACGACCAAAAGGCTGCCGGTAAATGGTCTACAAGCACTGGTGGTCAGTACTATGCTGCTGGTGTCGGCGGCGCTCTTGCTGGTCGTGGTGCTGACCTGTTCGTTATTGACGATCCTCACTCGGAGCAGGACGTCAAGGCCAACTCACGGCTGGCTTTCGACACTGCATGGTCTTGGTTCCAGACGGGGCCGCTCCAGCGACTGATGCCGGGCGGCGCGATCATCATTGTGATGACACGCTGGGGCAAGCTGGACCTGACTGGCCGTCTGATCGACTACCAAGCCAAGAACCCCGACGCTGAGCCATGGGAGATCGTGGAGCTTCCGGCCATTTTGAACGAGGGCACCGAGAACGAGAAGTCGCTCTGGCCCGAGCAGTGGCCACTGGCCACCCTGAAAGCTACCAAGGCGTCGATCGACCCCCAGTACTGGAACGCCCAGTACATGCAGCAGCCCACCAGCAACAGCGCGGCCATCATCTCGCGCAAGTCTTGGCGTATATGGCTGGGCGACGAGCCGCCACGGTGCGACTACATCATCCAGAGCTGGGACACGGCGTTCGAGACCAAGACCACGGCCGACTATTCCGCGTGCACAACGTGGGGGGTGTTCTACAACGAGGAAGAGGGCGACAAGGCGCAGGTGATCCTGCTCGATGCGTTCAAAGACCGGATGGCGTTCCCCGAACTCAAGGCGATTGCGCTCAAACACTACAAGGAGTGGTCGCCCGACGCGTTCATTGTGGAGAAGAAAGCCGCTGGTGCACCCCTGATCCAAGAGCTGCGGGCCACCGGCATCCCGGTCGAAGAGTTCAGCCCGAGCCGGGGTAACGATAAAATCGTGCGGCTGAACGCTGTGTCGGACCTTTTTGCGTCAGGTACGGTCTGGGCACCAGACACGCGCTGGGCCCGTGAGGTGATCGAGGAAGTCGCATCGTTTCCCAACGGCGAGAACGACGACTACGTTGACACCACATCGCAAGCGCTGTTACGCTTCCGAAAGGGTGGGTTTATACCCCTTGACTCGGACGAGCAAGAAGACCGGACATTTCGTCGCCGCAGAGCGGCGTACTACTAGGAACACACATGGCGACCAACATTGACAAAGCCCTTTTCCAGCAGCCCATGGGCATCGACGCCGCAGGCGACATGGAAGAGCCGATCGAGATTGAGATCGTGGACCCCGAAGCGGTGCACATCGACATGGGTGATGTGGAGATCGACATCGAAAAAGGCGAGCCCAGCATCGACGACTTCGACGCCAACTTGGCCGAGTACCTGTCCGAGGGCGAGCTGTCCTCCATGGTCAACGACCTTGACGGCGACATTGACAATGACCGCAACTCCCGCAAAGAGTGGGAGAAGGCCTACGTCACCGGCCTGAAACTGCTGGGCCTGCAGATCGAAGAGCGCACCGAGCCTTGGGACGGCGCGTCTGGCGTGTTCCACCCGATGATTACCGAGGCGGTTGTCCGGTTCCAGTCAGAGACCATCACTGAGACCTTCCCGGCCATGGGGCCCGTGCGCACAAAGATCGTGGGCAAAGAGACCCCCGAGAAGAAAGAAGCCGCGCAGCGGGTGCAGGAAGACATGAACTTCCAGCTGACCGAGGTCATGCAGGAGTTCCGCCCAGAGCACGAGCGCATGCTGTGGAGCCTGCCAGCCACGGGTTCAGCGTTCAAAAAGGTCTACTTCGACCCCAACATCGGCCGTCAAACGTCTGTGTTTATTCCTGCCGAGGACATCTTGCTGCCCTACGGCACCTCGGACATCCAGTCTTGCTACCGCGTCACGCACGTCATGCGCAAGACCGAGAACGAGATCAAGAAGCTCCAGCAGGCGGGCTTCTACCGCGACGTGGACATCGGCTCGCCGGACAAGCACATCGACGAGATCAACAAAGCCAAGGACAAAGAGACCGGCTTTGCTGACCTGAACGACGAGCGCTACACCCTGTATGAGTCCCATGTGGACTTGGTGGTCAAGGGCGACCCGATGTGCGAGATGGACGAGGACGACGAGCCCACGGGCATCGCGCTGCCGTACGTCTTGACGTACATCCGTGGCAACAACACCGTGCTGGCCCTGCGCCGCAACTGGAACGAGCCTGACGACCTGCACTTGAAGCGCCAGCACTTCGTGCACTACCAGTACATCCCCGGCTTCGGTGCTTATGGCTTCGGTCTGTTCCACCTGATCGGCGGTTTTGCCAACTCGGCCACCAGCTTGATGCGTCAGCTGATTGATGCCGGTACGCTGTCCAACCTGCCCGGCGGTCTGAAGTCCCGTGGTCTGCGCATCAAGGGCGACGACACTCCGATCGCCCCGGGCGAGTGGCGCGATGTGGACGTTGGCTCCGGCGCGATCCGCGACAACATCCTGCCCCTGCCGTACAAAGACCCATCGGCCACTCTGTACAACCTGCTCAACACCGTGGTGGAAGAGGGTCGCCGGTTTGCCGCAACGGCCGACATGAAGATCAGCGACATGGGTGCCAACGCACCGGTGGGCTCGACACTGGCCCTGCTGGAGCGCCAGCTCAAAGTCATGACGGCCGTGCAGGCCCGGGTGCACTTCACCCTGAAGCAAGAACTGCAGCTGCTGGCTGCCATCATCCGCGACTACACCGACGACGAGTACACCTACGAGCCGGACGGCGAAGAAGGCCCACGGGCCAAGAAGGGCGACTACCGTCACGTTGACATCATGCCGGTGAGCGACCCCAACGCAGCCACTCTCTCCCAGCGCGTGGTGCAGTACCAAGCCGTGATCCAGCTGGCGCAGTCAGCTCCAGACATTTACGACCTGCCCAAGCTGCACCGGGGCATGCTGGAGGTGCTGGGCATCAAGCACGCCGACAAGCTCGTGCCGCTGGAGGAAGACCAAAAGCCGGTTGATCCTGTGTCGGAGAACATGAATGCACTCAAGGGTAAACCCTTAAAGGCGTTCCAGTATCAGGACCATCAGGCCCACATCCAAGTGCACACGATGGCCATGCAGGACCCGATCGTTGCGCAGCTGATTGGCCAAAACCCTCGCGCACCGCAGATTTCCGCAGCCATGCAGGCACACATTGCCGAGCACGTTGGTTTTGCCTACCGCCAGAAGATTGAGCAGCAGTTGGGCATGCCCCTGCCGCCCGAAGGCGAGCAGTTGCCACCGCAGATCGAGATCGCCCTGTCCGGCATGATGGCCCAAGCCGCGCAGCAAGTGCTGCAGCAAAGTCAAGCACAAGCCGCTCAGCAGCAAGCCCAGCAGCAAGCGCAAGACCCTGTCGTGCAGATGCAGCAGCAAGAACTCCAGATCAAAGCCAAAGAGGTGGACATCAAGGAGAAGAAGGTGCAGATCGATGCGGCCGCTCGTGCAGACGAGCTGGAGCTGAAGAAGCAGGCACTGGCAGGCAAGATGGAGCTGGACGGCTTCAAGGCTGGCCAGCAGGCTCAGCAGGCAGAGAAGAAACTGCAGGCTGACCAAGAACGCGAAGGTGTCCGCATGGGCATTGACATCGCCAAGAGCAAGCAGCAGTCCGCTGCCCAAAACCAAAGGAAAGGCCCCCGTAACCAATGATCTCCGAATTCGCACGCGTATTGCGCGACAAATTACGCACCGACATGAACAACTACGCCGATGACTTGGCGGGTGGGGCATGCCGCTCTTTCGACGATTACCAAAAACTCTGTGGTGTGATTCAAGGCCTAGCTACCGCAGAGCGTCACCTCCTCGACCTTGTAGAGAAAGTAGAGCAATCAGATGAGTGAAATCATTCTGCCTCCGGGCATTACACTGCCCAAACACATCCAACCGATCGACGCCCCCGAGGCCGATGCGGACAACGAAACCAAAGCGTCAGCGCTGCCTATCCCGACCGGATACAAGCTGCTGTGCGTCGTGCCCGAGGTCGATGAAAAGATCGCCGGTACGAGCCTCGACCTCGTTCGAGATGCTGCGACCATGCGAGCGGAAGAACATGCCACCACGGTGCTGTTCGTGCTGCGGGTCGGACCAGACGCGTACAAAGACCCTGCCAAGTTCCCGTCGGGCGCATGGTGCAAAGAGGGTGATTTTGTGCTCGTGCGCACCTACACAGGTACGCGTTTTAAGGTGTTTGGTAAGGAGTTCAGGGTTCTGAACGACGACCAAATTGAGTGTGTTGTGCAAGACCCACGCGGCTATACCCGCGCATAAGGAGCAGAAATGAGTGAATACAAATTCCCAGACGAACTGGACGACGACAAAAACGTCGATCTGGAAGTCTCAACTGACGGCGATGTCGAGATTGAGATCGTCGACGACACCCCTGAGAAAGACCGGGGCCGCAAACCCTTGGACCGTGACGTGGCTGACCCCACGGACGACGAGATCGAGAGCTACTCCGACGGCGTCAAAAAGCGCATCAAGGAGCTGACTCACGCACGTCACGACGAGCGCCGGGCCAAAGAAGCACTGCTGCGCGAGAAGCAAGAGCTGGAGCGCCTCGCCCAACACATGGTGTCGGAGAACAACCGACTCAAGCAGTACGTCAACTCGGGCACGGAGCAGTACGCTGCATCCCAGCTGTCACTGGCCGAGACTGAGGTGGAGAAAGCCAAGCGTCAGCTCAAGGAAGCGACAGAGGCATTTGACACGGACGGCGTTGTCGCGGCACAAGATGCCCTGATGGATGCCAAGATCAAGTTCCAAGCTGCAAAAAATTTCCGCCACACCCCTTTACAGGTGGAGGAAACTGATGTACAAACTCAGCAAACGCAAGTATCACGTCAAGAACTGGACGACAAGACTGTTCGCTGGCAGGCAAAAAACCAGTGGTTCGGTTCGGCGGGATACGAGGAAGTCACCAGCTTTGCACTAGGGCTGCACCAAAAACTAGTCAACTCCGGGGTTGATCCCCGCTCTGACGAATACTTCGAGCGCATTGATGCTCGCATGAAGTCCACGTTCCCCGAAGTTTTCGGTGGTTCTGACGACAAGCCAAAATCCGGCGACAGCTCCAAGCGACCTACCTCGGTTGTGGCTCCGGCGACTCGTTCGACTGGTGCACGCAAAGTCCAGTTGACTCCCACGCAGGTTGCGTTGGCGAAAAAATATGGATTAACCCCGCAGCAATACGCTGCTGAAGTAGCAAAACTGGAGAAATCGAATGGCTGAAACAATTAACCGGAACCCTCGTGCTCTTGAGGCACGCGACAAAACGACTCGTTATGTGTATACACCTGCGAGTGCACTGCCTGATCCAACCCCTGAACCCGGTATGGTGTATCGCTGGATTGCGACTCACGTACTTGGCGAAGCACAAAACACGAACGTGTCTACCAAGATGCGTGAAGGTTGGGAACCGGTCAAAGCAGTCGACCATCCCGAGCTTATGCTTGAGGGTAATGCGAAAACTGGCAACGTCGAACTCGGCGGTCTCATGCTCTGCAAGATGCCCCGTGAACGTGCGCAAGCCCGTGATGAGTATTACGCCAAACAAGCGCAAGCCCAGATGGAATCTGTTGATAACAGCTTCATGCGAAACAATGACTCGCGGATGCCACTGTTTGCGGAACGTAAGTCCACAACCAGTCGCGGAAGCGGTTTTGGTTCTGGTTCAAAGTAACAAGGAGTCCTTAAATGGCAACTACAGCTTCTCCCTACGGTCTGAAACCCGTAAACCGTATCGACGGCATGGCATATGCTGGCGCTACTTCTCAGTTTCTGATCGACCCCGCTGGCGAAGCGACTAACCTGTTTTACGGTCAAGTCGTTATCATCGGTGCCGACGGTTACATTGCTCTGTCAACAGCCACTGGCGCTGACTTGACTACCAACAACCTTGGTGGTTCTGGTCTGGGTGCTATCGGCGTGTTCGTCGGTTGCTCTTACATCAACGCTCAAGGCCAGCAAATCTACGGTCAGTACTACCCCTCCGGCACAACCGGCGTGGTGACTGCATACGTGGTGACTGACGACAGCGTGACTTTCCAAGCTCAACTGGACGGCGCTGCTGACCAGTCCGATCTCGGTGCAAACACTTTCTTCGCCGCCGTTCAGAGCACCAGCACTGGTTCTACCCAGACTGGCAACTCGACCAGCGCGTTGGAGTCCACCACTCAGACCGCCGCTGCCGCGTTCAAAATCATCGGCTTTGCATCCCCTGTGACTGACGCTTACCCAGACGTTCTGGTGAAGTTCAATCCGGGCGCACACGTCTTCTCTAACGCCACCGGCATCTAAGGAGTAACTCACCATGGCTATTTCACGCGCACAACTGCTCAAAGAGCTGCTCCCCGGTCTGAACGCCTTGTTCGGTTTGGAATACGCACGCTACGGCGAGCAACACAAAGAAATCTACGAAACAGAGAAATCTGAGCGTAGCTTCGAAGAAGAAACCAAGCTGTCCGGTTTTGGCGCTGCTCCTGTCAAGAACGAAGGCTCCGCCATCGCTTATGACAACGCGCAGGAAGCCTTCACTGCACGCTACACCCACGAAACCATCGCTTTGGGCTTCTCCATCACTGAAGAAGCTGTGGAAGACAACCTGTACGACAGTCTGTCTGCCCGCTACACCAAGGCTCTGGCTCGCGGTATGGCTTACACCAAGCAAGTTAAAGCTGCTTCGGTGTTGAACACTGGCTTTGCTGGCACCGCTCTGGGCGGCGACGGCGTGTCTTTGTTCGGTAACAACTCCAGCGGCACTCGCGTTGGTCATCCTTTGGTTGGCGGTGGTGTGAACTACAACAGCCCAACCACTGGCGTTGACTTGAACGAGACATCGTTGGAAAACGCTACCATCCAGATCGCTGCTTGGACTGATGAACGTGGTCTGTTGATCGCTGCCAAACCAGTCAAGTTGATTATCCCTCCATCACTGATGTTCGTTGCCAAGCGCTTGCTGGACACCGAACTGCGTGTTGGCACTGCTGACAACGACATCAACGCGTTGAAGCAGATGGGCACGATCTCTGGTGGTTACACCGTCAACAACTTCTTGACCGACAACAACGCTTGGTTCCTGACCACAGACGTTCCAAACGGCCTGAAGCACTTCGAGCGTACTGCTCTGTCCACTTCCATGGATGGAGACTTCGACACCGGCAACGTCCGTTACAAGGCTCGTGAGCGTTATTCCTTTGGCTGGTCTGACCCATTGGGTATGTGGGGCTCTTCGGGTTCGTCCTGATAGCTTTTCCGTGCGGTCGCTTGGCTCACAGCCAAGAAGGACGGCGGTTTTGAAAAGGGGCCTTGTGCCCATTTTTCTTTTGGTG